AGCCACAAAGTTTGAGGTCGTCACAAGATGATACTATACAATCATTTATGTTTCTTGCATAATTCTTGCACCGTCATAAGAGACAGCATTTATCGGCAGAACTGTAGTGGTTTTAATGTATTTAAATAAATCATTATATACCACAAAAAATAAGTTTGACTCTAGCATTGATACTGAATGTTGTATATCAAATTGCTGAGATCTAGCTTTATATACTGCTGTAGTTGTTGTTGGTGTCCATTTATTATTATGTACTAAATAATATTCGGATGAATCTGAATTAATTATGAATTTTATTGGTTTTAACTTTGAAATGTCCCTATCTTTTACAATGCTTGCGAACACTGTGGTGTCCACTTTAGATAAAACATCAATTACTGATGAGTTAGTAACATATGGAATCGCACCTTTCAATATGATTGGAGTATCCCGAAGTAATGCATTCGTTATAGCTGAATAGTCACCGGTCTTCTCAATTTCTTCAATATTAATTATTTGAAAGCTATTAGTGTCATTAATTACATTTGTTAACCCGACATCTTCAACGTAAGTTAAAGGCATTGGTGTATAAGATAACAGCACACCCTGGCATATACGTTCTGATGTTTTTTCGATTAAATCTCTATTATTCATAATAATTCTGAATACGTCAGCTCTTCTTCTTTCAACTGGAATATTTCTTAATCGGTTTCTTAATCTATACATCTGATCTGGTGGTATCTTAGGAGCATCAAATATGTATAACTTTGACACAAATCTGGTAACGAGCATCAACATTTTCTGTTGATATAAATTCAATCTATATGCGGCCATTATTTCTGCTACCACATTATCAATTTGCTCATTATAATTTGTAAGAAAATTAATGTTACTAGAGAAATATGAAAAAAGAGACGATGGTTCCGGAATAACTGTCTTATTAGAGATTAACATCATTAAAGAAGTTAGAGAAGTGGCTTGTATACGTTCAACAGTAAGAGTTCCTACTAAATGCATATTCATAACTATACAAGCAGATAATGTAGTATAATTGTATACTATTAATCTGGTTAAATCTGCTATTTGAGCTGTTCTATTTGATAAAAGTTGTAACGCTCTTTGTACAGATCTTTTATAGTCTAAAGGATATGTAGCGAAAGGCTGAGATGATAGAGCCACTAACATTGTTGAAAATAAGTTCACTATCCTGCCTGTCATGATATCATTAGTAAATCGTAGATGAATTATCCCTTCCGTTATCTGTCTACCAAATTGAAGTGTATTACAATGATGTAACCATTGTCTAATAGATCTATTAGCTACTTGCATTTCAGCTAATTCGAATGGAGTCCTCACTTCACCTGCTTGATAATGCATTTGCGCTAAACCTAGAGCTGGATAAATAAGGGTATTTATTATTGCTAATTGCATAGCAACTAATGATTCTCTTAAGAAAATCTCTGATGGCATAATAGTCATTAAATACATACATGATGCTAGTGACATATAGTTTGAGGTTATGAATTCTACAGCTATTGTTCTGGTAGATAAAACTGAGCCAATTATAAATTTAAACGCTTCATTAGCTGCAGCAGCACTAATTCCTGCTAAAAATTGTGATTCAACCTGTACCGTAATAGCCTCTAGTTGTAAATGTGCAGCCATTTCTTTTATTTGCTTTTCAGCATCCACCAGTTCAGTTAAATCAGGTATAAATCTTCTAGCTGAAACGTAATCAGCATGAGTTTTTGAATCCCATATTGATTCAAATCCATCATGTAATCCAATCCTATCCTGTGTTAAGTATGGTGGAACAAATCTTGAATTTGTTAAAAAGGCTGCATCAATATTAAAAACGTAATTTGGATCATGATATAATTGAGTTGGAATCAATTCTGCAATGTTCCTTGTAGTTAATGGTTGAATTAACTGATGCTCAAGAAAGTATTGATTAAGTTCATTATCCACGGGATGTAGAATAGCTGGGTATTTTGCAGTATTTGTCTCTCCAGATATTTTATGTCTTAATTCAGACATATATCTTCTAATATATCCTTCTGTCATCTGGTCTTGATATAGTTCAATCAAAATTTCTTTAGACTTTCCATCTACGATTTTACCTGCTTCTGCTGAATATGGGTTATCCACTGCCATATCACGAAGCATTATGTAATCGGGCATTTCCTCTAAAACATTTAAATATAGTGACAGGAAGAATTGTCTAACTGAGTAATCACCAGCAGGTAAATCATCTTTGAGCAATTTCCAATACCATCTAGTCGATAATTTTTTCTCACCATTTATATCATATAAATAACTTTTAACTGGAGTAAATAATCTAAACAATGTATTATATGTTTTAGCACTTGATTCCTGGATTTCAGTTAACTTTTTAACAATGAGGCTATCAGTATTATATGATGGAATGTATTTTTTAACTATTTCTTCTATTTCAACTTTATTCTCAGTAACTACTGTATTTAATGTTTGATTCTGTATATTCATGACTTCTTTAACCAAATCATTCTTTTGTAAATTAATATTATTCGATTGTTCTTTAGCAGTTGTGACGTCTCCATTGCTTTCTTCTGTAACTACTAGCTTATCTTCTTTCATAGAATCTTTGTTTTCCTTAACTTCTTTGTTAATTATAGTCTCTAATTGTTTCTCTTTTTCTATGTTTTTTTGTTGATTATTTCTGCGCCTGTTTCTGCTTATCATCTTGAACGATTTGTCCTCAACTGATCTTTTTAAGCC